AGAGAAATGTGAAGAATATAAGGGGGCCCCGGGTAAACGAAAATGGTTTGCAAAAGATAGTAGCGGTATGTAGAGTAGGGGCTACACACGGGTCCTATATTTGCAATAACTTTTATGTGACACTAGGCTATTAAAGAAGTAAGAGTAAGGGGCTAATGTCACACTTTTCAATATACTAGTCGGTGTGTAATAATACTATTATGAATAGAAGAAAGAGAATGCACGGTAAGCTAAAGTCTCCATTTGCAAAACAAAAGCTATTACCAGAAGCTGCTAAGGCTAAGGCTGAAAGAGATCTGGCTGCAGCAAAGACTCCATACAGAAAATTTGCAAAGCGTGATGCTCAAAAGAAACGCAGAGACAATCCTAGCGCTACAGGTGATTACGATCACAAGACAAATAGCTTTAAGTCAGTCAGTGTAAACCGCGCTGGAACCAAAGGTGAGACAACGTCTAAAAAGTACGGATACTAAGTGATAATATATACATCGATAAAATAATAGATTAATCTAAAACAAAGAAATTATGCCAAGCAAATTAGGATTTGGAAATTCAAGAAAAAAGTCAAGCGCTATGCCAATGTATGGCAAGTCTCAAAAGAACCCTGTAATGATGGCTAAGAAAATGGTCAAAGGTCCAGATGGAAAAATGGTTCCTGACTATGCTGTTGACGGCAAAGGAGCAAATGACATGAAATCAAGCATGAAAATGAACGACAAGAAGTCTATGGCTAAAATGGATTACGGAAAGTCTCCTGCTAAAAAATACGGAAAGTCTTCGATGAAGGTTACTGATGCAGAGCTTATAGCGGTTGATAAAGCTAAGATGTTGAAAAAAGAAAGACAGCAAGACGGTAAAGGCAAGACAGACAAAGAAATGACGAGCAATTCTATGGCTAAGATGTACGGAAAAAAGCTTAAAAAATAATATCGGAAACACCGATACCCACGTTATTAACCTAAAACCAAAATTATGACGTACCTATATTACCAGACCACCTCAACTGGTGGCGAAATGAAAGTAAATGATAAAACCAAAAAGCAATGGTCGCATTTAGCGAACAAAGAGAACTGGAGGATAACCCAGTTGCCAAATGGTTACTATCAAACCGAGGTTTCAAACCCCGACAATGAAAGCTGGCACGATGTCACACGTCGAGAGACGCTAGAGGGTGCCGAGCAAGCAATAGATGGTTCTGTTGAGCATTTTATAAGTAAGATGGAAGCAACAAAAGGACCTAAAGTTGTAAAAACATTCAAATAGTCACAATTTAATTTAATTTAATAAAATAATGGAGTACAACAACCCTAGTCTCCTTATCAAAGACTTAAACTTTGGTGAGGATGCTAAAAGTAAAATTGGTGCTGGGGTAGAGAAACTTGCGAAAGCAGTAAAATCTACCCTAGGAGCATCAGGTAAGTGTGTCATATATGAAGATGCACGTGGAATGCCGGTAATCACAAAAGACGGAGTAACCGTTGCAGAAAGCGTAGTCTTATACGATCCGGTTGAAAACATAGGAGCTACTTTAATAAAAGAAGCTGCTAAGAATACGGTAAGAGAAGCCGGTGACGGTACTACAACAGCAACAGTTCTTGCTGAATCCTTACTAAACACTATAAACTCTTCTAAATTTAAGGATTCCTCCACTCGTGTTCTGCGAGATGGTGTCAATAGTGGTTTAAAGAAAGTTAACAACTACTTAGACTCTGTTAAAATAGACGTAACTGACCAAACATTAACTAACGTAGCTGCTATTTCGTGTAACAACGATTCAGAGCTAGGTGAAATCATCGCAGAGGCTTACAAAAAAGTTGGTAAAGATGGTTTTGTGCTTATGGAAGAGTCAGAGACTGAAGAAACCTACGTAGAGGTTGTTGATGGAGTACAATTTGATTGTGGATTAACATCACCTCACTTTGTAACTAACACGGACAAGCAAAAAGCAGAGCTAGAAAATCCTTTAGTGCTAATATGCATGTCTGAAATACCTAACATACGTAAGATACAGACTATACTAGAGTATGCTATTAAAAACAACCGAGCTTTACTTATAGTAGCGCCTGTTGCTCAGCAAGTAAAATCGGCTCTACTCATGAATAAGGTTAAAGGTAATATTAAGATCAACATTATTGATCTACCTGGTTTTGGTCCTGGTAAAAAAGATACATGTGAAGACCTAGCTGTACTAACCGGCGCCACCGTGTTAAACGAAGAACTAGGAGACGACTTAGATTCTGTAACTATAGAAATGCTTGGAGAAGCTGAGTACTCTACTACAGACGACAAGAACACTGTTCTTACTGTAGATACAGACCTTGAAGCTTTAGAAGAAAGAATAGATCAAGTTAACAAAAAAATTGCTGATGAAAAAAATAGTTTCCTTAAAAAGAAGCTGGAACAGAGATTGTCTATGTTATCAGGTTCGGTTGGAGTTATTAAAGTTGGCGCTGATTCTAAAGTTGAGCTTAAAGAAAAGAAGGATAGAGTTGAGGATGCGATATACGCAACCAAAGCGGCGCTAAAGGAAGGTATAGTACCTGGTGGTGGAGTTGCATTGCTAAACGCTTCCACTGAAATAGAAGCTACTTGTGCTGGAGAGCAAGCTTTGCTAGACTCTATAAAGTCACCGTTTGAAACTATACTACATAATGCTGGTTTTGAAACTTTTGGCCATCCCACTGAGGTTGGATATGGATTGGACGTAGTAACAGGTGGTGAAGTTGATATGGTTAAGTCAGGGATCATTGACCCAGTTCTAGTAACTAAGTCAGCACTAAAAAATGCAGTTAGTGTTGTAATGACTATTGTTTCTGCAGATTGTGTAATTTCAAATGCTAGAGCAGAAGATGAAGGCCATTAACCATTACGTCGTAGTAGACAAAATAAAAACAGAGCAAAAGAAGATCGCTGGTCTTATAATGACAGAAGATCTTGACGAAGACAATAGATACGTTAAAGCAAACGTTGTATCTGTAGGCAACCTAGTTGAAGGTATAAAAGACAGTGATGTAGTCTATTATGATAAGCACGCTGGACACGGAGTACAATTTGAGGATAAACTTTATTTTGTAATCAAAGCAAGTGATATTGTATTGGTAGATTAAACGTAAACCACAATCCACAAACTTTAAACACAAGATCTTTAAACAAATTATTAATTAATCATAAAAAAAATTAAAATGGCAAAAGAAAATTTTTTATTTTTCCAGGAAAATGCGTTGGGTGCATCAGCAACAGCGTATTTAGCTAAAGCAAGTAATTTCCTAGGAGCAGACTCAAGCGCAACTAATAAAATCAAATTATCGTTTAAAGCTGCAGCTGGTACTGCGGCCGATGACTTGATAGAATTAACGTTTACTCCAGCAGGAGCACACGAACAAGTCATGAAAGCTGTCGCGGGAGCTATGGCTAACGGGGCAAATGTTAGAACAAACTTCAATACAGTATACGACGGTGTAAACTCAACAGGTGTTGGGATGGCTTGCCCGAGCACAAGACTTGGCGCCGCTGTTAATATCACTGTATGTGACATTGTACTAGGATAATTATAAACTTTAAAAACATAAAAAAATGAATCAGAATAAGAACTTTTTATATTCAGCTAATGGCGACGATGCTATTTCAGCTACTATGGAAGCTTTAATGTTTCCAGCTACAGCAATAACAGGAATGTTTGGAGCTAGTGCTACAACTACTAACGTAAGTATTCAGACTACAACAGGTGCTGGTAATAATAATCATCAAATGCTTATTACACATGCTTCTTTAAAAAACAAAGAGGTTATGAACGCTGTTGTTAAGCTGGCTAATTCAGCTGGCCCATTTACAGTTATATCTGCTTTTCCAGTTGGAGGACCAGAGTTATTTCCAATAAATAATTTAGATGGAACAATATTAGTTACTAACATTGCAATTACTGCATAATAAATAAAAAAAAATGGATAATTACGTATATTTTGGCAAGAGATCACACTTCTCTTGTCTAGCAAACGGTAGTGTACAGACTTCAGATGCTTTAACGGCAGCTAACTTTGGCATAGTACCAGCAGACTTTACGGCTGCAACAGCAACAGAAGAGGCTCAAGGTTATGAGATGTTTATAGAAACTAAAGAAGCAAATGGATCTACCAGAGGAACTGCTCTTACAGCATTAGGTGATGTTATCACTGGGGAAGTTAAAGCAGGTAATGCCGCTGCAAAAGCAACAACAATAATTGGTGATGTTACAAGGTTAAAGTTTGACACTGTTGGTATGTCTAGTGGCGTATTGACTGTGGCTAACTTTGGTGCTGATGGGACTGATGGCTATTTAGTTGATGCTGCTGACAGATGGATTATTAGAGAAAAAATTGGAAGTACAAACAACGCTTTGTCTGATGTGCCTGCTATAAACCAAGCTGCTTGTTTGAATATGGCTAACTTTATCAGTGCAGACCCTGTTGACACAGCTACAGCTGCTACTGTTGGTATTGGTATTATTGGTGGAAACGCTGATGGTCTTGGTGGTACTATTGCAGATATTGACCAAACTCTTTTGTCTTTCAAATCAGTTAAAGGTGATGCTACAAATGACACAATACTTCTAACACACACTTCGGGTGCTTACAAAGATGTTTGTGTTGCTATGGAAGAATTAGCTAACGGTACTTACCACAGAAACAGCAAGGGTTACTATACTTTTACTGATTTGATGAGTGGCAAGAAAACTATATGGGAACAAAGATTAGGAATAATCGGATGCTCTATGGTAGTTCAAGCAGTATAAGCTTGAGACTAACTAGTCACGATTTGCGTGAATTACAAATCCTAACGTATTACAGGCTCACTAGAAAGTGGGTCTGTAGACCTTAGGTTAAAAAAACAATATGGAAAAATTATTAGTATTTAACGAGCAAGGTACTGCTGCCGACGTAGGTGAAACTGTGCATGACGTAGCCGCTTACCCTTTATCTAAGTTTAAAGGTTTTACTAATACTGGCACTACTAACACGCAGTTGCAAATGATTTTTGAAGGAATGGAAGAAGGTTCTGCCGATGGTGATGCTTCTTCTGTAGATACAATAACGCTTACCATAACTGCCAATAAACAGTATGAAGCTATGTTGTCTATATGGAACTTCATAAACTCTGATCAAATAAATGGAGTCTACGTTATATGGGATGAATTAAGTAGCTTGCCACATGCAGGGTATGTTTCAGGATGTGCTATATCTATTTCTTCTGCTGATTAATGAGGCTAACCAGCTCAGATCTTAGAGATCTACAATTGCTAAAATACTATAGGCTTGCTAGAAAGTGGGCTTGTAAAACCTACGGGTTGACAGACGCTGATCTTGAACTATTAATATATTTAGACTGCAAGAGAAGATTTACAAGACAAGAGTTCATTGATGGTACTTATACTATGAGTTGGGATAAGTCTAGGTGGGACAAACTAAGAAAACTAGGCTGGATAGAAACTTGGAGGCATAGAAACAGAACAACAATAAAATACTCTGTTTTTAAAACGTCGTTTAAGTGTAGTCAATTAATAAGTAGAATATACAGAATACTACTAGGTGAAGAAGATTTACCAACATCAGAGCGAAGCGTATTCTACGATAACAAGTCGTATACTGATAAGGTTTTTAATAAAGCTATTGATGATATGATAAAAGATACAGATAGATAATATGGCGTTTAAACTAGGCTCAGAAAGCAGAAGAGTTAGAAGCTCGAAAGATACACCAATATTTAGAAAAAAACTAGATAAAGGTATACTAGGAGAGGCTAATATGGATGGATCTATCTACATAGATAAGTCTGTGCCTAAAAATAGTGCGCTAGAAAAAAGAGTTAAGAATCACGAAGGCTTACACGCTAAAGAAATGAAAGCTGGAAAAATTAGCTACACTGATGAAAAAGTAACAGACAGAATAGCTGAGGTTGAGTACAAGAGAGAAGATGGTGAGCTAATAGTAACATCTAGTAAAACTAAAGGAATAAAGCCTGGAGATAAGTTTAAAGAAGGTGATTCAAAGTTACCACATGAAACTAGAGCTGAAAAGGCAGAAAAATCATAATATGAATATATTTAAAGATAACAACGAGTATAACGAAAAGTCAATCATCGGCGCAGTAGCATTTGCTATCATGTGCTTAATTATGATCGCTGACTTGGTTACAGGCGTTACGGGAACAGATCTAGTTATAAATGAGTTTGTATACGACTCGTTTGTTTTAGTGGTCTTAGGATGCTTCGGAATAGCTGGATTAGAAAAATTTGCTAAGAAATGAGTATACTAACTAATATATTTTCAGGAGGAGCAAGTGATCTTATAAAGAGCGTTGGCGGAGTTCTTGACAACTTGACTACTTCTAAGGAAGAGAAGCTAGAAGCTGAACGCAAGATTAAAGAGTTGATGGCCAACTATGAGGTAGAGATGGAAAAGAACATTACGTCTCGTTGGGAAGCAGATTTAAAGTCTGATTCATGGCTTTCAAAGAATGTACGTCCTATGGTACTTATATTCTTAATAGTGTGTACGATGCTACTTATATTTATAGACGCGGGTACGATAAATTTTAATGTGAAAGACTCTTACATAGACCTTTTGCAATTAGTATTAATAACAGTAATAGGTGCTTACTTCGGAGGAAGAAGCCTTGAAAAAGTAAAAAAATAAAATTATGGGAATTAATTCAACAGAGGTAAGTTACGGCTTTGGTCAAATGGGATCTGTGTTTACTAAAGCTTCTAGCGACGCTATAATACCACCAACAAACGCTGTTTTTGTAGCAATAACTATGTTAGAAGATACTACGTTTGATGCAGATGGACTTGAAGTAGAAACGCCAACTAAGTTTTTAAACGGATCTACTGTTATATCAAACGATCTTGCTGCTGGTAACGAAACTACAGACGGAGGTTCAGGTGGAGTAAGAGTTGTAAACTCTACAATATTTCCAAAAGGAATAACTATATACGGTAGGTTTACTGAGATAGACGTTAACGCTGGTTCTATAATAGCTTACATAGGTCAATAATGATAGGTTTATCACTAGGAATAAGCAGCTCAGGAGTATCTGAAGCAGGTGTAGCCATAGAAGACTACGTATTCGACTTGGTCGGAGGTGAACTTACGCCTAGGGTTAATATAACTAGCAACCAACCAGACTTTAGTGATATTTGGGACGCGAGTTTAAGTGAAATTTCTCCTGACGCAAGTCCTAGCGCTGAAGGATATTTTGATGTTGATGGCAACGGAGACATACAACCAATAGCATAAATAAAAAAACAATAAAATGGCAACAAAAAATATAGTCCCAAGAGCGGACAACGAGGGTAATTTAGGTACAACATCGAAAAGATGGGTTAGCTTTACTGGAAACAAAGTAGACTTAGAACTAGCAACTACTCAAGCTAAATTTGCTTTTGATGGAACTAGCAACGCTACTATAACCGTAGCTGACGATAGTGTTACGACAATAGCTACAGCCGAGACTGGACAAATAGTTATAGACGCTGGTGGTGACATAGAGCTAAACGCTGATGGTGGTGATATTGTTTTTAAAGATGCTGGAGCAACTTTGGCAACTCTTACATCCGCTGGTCTTGATGCTCAAACTGTTGCTGTGGCAATACAAGGGTCATTATCTGGTGAAACTTCTGGTTCTGATGGAGCTGGAGCTTATTTAGTTCCTCAAACTACGGTTAACAAGCATAATGTTTGGGGAAATGGAAATGGAACAACTGCTTTTGGTTCTGACTTAGTAATTGACAACAACCAGTCTTTTGCCACTCACAGTGTTTTCTTTTGTAACAGTGCTGGTAAAGTCAAAAGTATGGACGGTATTATGTCCGTTAACAACGCTGGTCAATCAGTTGTATTTGAGCTGTGGAAAGGTACGCCAGTAAATGACACTCAAGTATCTGATGGTGGATCCGCAGTAATAACTGTAGTTTTACTAGCAACAAGTACTGATGCTTCAACTACTAACGCTGAAGTAAACACATTGCCTACGGCTACTTTAAATGGTAGCGCTCCTTATGCAGCAGGTGATGTTTTGTTTTTAACAGTAAGACTAGCTGCGAACAATACTTCAACTAGTGGATTTTTCAGAATTGGACTAGAACTTTTAAATACACCTAACTAATATTACAATACAACAAGTAATAATATATAATAACTAATTTAATTAAATCAAATAAAATGGCAAAAAGAAAGACCCCAAAGGTTGACTTAAAACCTCGTGCTGAAAAAGTAACAGAGGCACAACTAAAAAGAGCTCAAGCACTCGCTAAAGCTATTAACGAAACTAAGTTTGATATTGGTGCTATAGAAGCTAAAAAGCACTCTATGCTACACGAGTATACTCAATTCAATCACATGCTAGAAGAAATGTTAGCTGGGTTTGAAAAAGAATACGGCAGTAGTAATGTTAATATTCAAGATGGTACTATAAAATACAAAGAAGATGAGCAAACTGATTCGTAAAATAACGATAGGTAAGGATTACAAAATTGACGCCATGCACTACTCTGTTAATCAAGAAGTGTATGGTGGTCATACTATATGTGACATTGTGGAAGAAGAAGACAAGTACAGTATCTATATTAAAAAAGGTAAAAACGTACTTCCTTGGAAAGACTTCAATAAGAATATGGCTATATCAGTCGAATACAACTTAGAATATTAATGCAGAGCGTTTACAGTTTTGTTATACGTCCAAAAGGAGAAAGGTATAATAACTCTAAAAAAATTGGTGACAAAAGCCTAGTAATTAACACAGAAGTATTTAACCATCAATTTGTAAATAGAGAAGCCGAAGTAGTGTCTTGCCCTATAGTGGGAGATGATCTTGGAATAAAACCAGGAGACACCGTCATTGTGCATCACAACGTTTTTAGACGATGGCACGATGTTAAGGGGAGAGAAAGAAACAGCAAGTCTTATTTCGATGAAGACACTTATATCGTGTACTCAGATCAAATATTTCTTTACAAGCAAGATGGCAGTTGGACTTGTCCTAAAGGCTACTGTTTTGTAAAACCATTAAAATCTGTAGACGAGTATGATGACAACAGTGAAAGACCACTAGTTGGTATAGTCGAGTACACTGACGGAACTGTTGAGAAAAAAGACTTAGTTGGGTTTAGACCTAGCAGCGAGTACGAGTTTGTTTTTGATAACAAAAGACTATACAGAGTTTTATCTAATTTTATTACAATTAAGTATGAATATCAAGGAGACGAAGAGGAATATAATCCAAGCTGGACATAGAGCCGTTGAAGAGCTTATCAAAGTTGCAAAGGAAGCTATTGTTGATGGTGATGATGACATTACTGCCGATAGACTTAAGAACGCTGCTGCTACAAAGAAGCTCGCTATCTTTGACGCCTTTGAGATACTTAATCGTATTCAAGAAGAAGAAGCTCTACTCGAAGGTAAGGTTACTGAAGAGAAGAAAGAGAAGGTTTTTAAAGGCTTTGCCGAAGGTAGATCTAAATAATGTACGAACAAACTTTATTCAAAATAATAGAGCCAATAAAAAAGACTACGATAAGTAGACTTAACAAAGGCAAGAAGTGGAAGTATGGCTATAACAAAGAGCACGATATTATTGTGCTATCTAGCAACGGTCAGATTGGTGAAATATACGAAATACAAAACTTGCAAATAGCCTTGCCTAAAGCTCCTAAGAATGTGTATAGCAACGAACATAAAAAGTGGAAACAACTTGAAAAACCTACAATACTTAATAAAGTTAAAACGATATTTGACTGGAGAGCATACCCAGAAGATCAAAAAGAACAATGGCACGAATATATCGACGGAGAGTTCGATAGGCGTAGCGGTGGTTTTTGGTTTAATAATAATGGAACGCCTACGTATATAACAGGCGCGCATTACATGTATCTACAGTGGAGTAAGATTGATGTTGGTGCTCCAGACTTTCGTGAAGCAAATAGGTTGTTTTTTATATTTTGGGAAGCGTGTAAAGCAGATACAAGATGTTACGGTATGTGCTACTTAAAAAATAGACGTTCTGGATTTTCTTTCATGAGCTCAGCGGAAACAGTTAACCTCGCTACTATATCAAGTGATAGTAGATACGGAATACTATCTAAAAGTGGTGCTGATGCCAAGAAGATGTTTACTGATAAAGTTGTACCTATATCAATTAACTATCCTTTCTTTTTCAAACCAATTCAAGATGGTATGGACAGACCTAAGTCTGAACTAGCGTACCGTGTGCCAGCGAGCAAATTTACTCGTAAGAAAATAGAGACAAACGAGAAGTTAGAAGAGATAAAAGGTTTAGATACTACAATTGACTGGAAGAACACGGGTGACAACAGTTATGATGGTGAAAAGCTTTCACTACTAGTACACGATGAGAGTGGTAAGTGGGAAAGACCTGATAATATACTAAACAACTGGCGAGTTACAAAAACTTGTCTTAGACTAGGTAGTAGAATTATTGGAAAGTGCATGATGGGTTCAACGTCAAATGCTTTAGACAAAGGCGGCGAGAACTTTAAGAAGTTATATAATAACAGTGACGTAAACAAAAGAAATAGAAATGGTCAAACAAAGTCTGGTTTATATTCTCTGTTTATCCCAATGGAATGGAACTTTGAAGGATTTATTGACGAGTTTGGACAACCAGTGCTCAGCACTCCAAAGTCAGACGTTTGTGGACCAGACGGAGAATTAATAGAAATAGGTGTTGTTGATCATTGGCAAAACGAGGTCGATGGCTTGAAAGAGGATCAAGACGGTTTAAATGAATTTTATCGTCAGTTTCCTAGAACAACAGAACACGCTTTTAGAGATGAAGCAAAAAACAGTATATTTAACTTAGTTAAAATATACGAACAAATAGATTATAACGAAGGTATTGGAAGTTCAGCCGTAGTAAACGTAGGAAACTTTCAATGGGTTAACGGAGTAAAAGACACTAAGGTTGTTTTTCATCCAAACCCAAATGGTAGGTTTAAAATAAGCTGGACGCCCCCGCCGCACCTTCAGAATAATGTAATAATAAAAAATGGAATAAAACATCCAGGAAATGAGCACATGGGTTGCTTTGGTTGCGATAGCTACGACATTAGCGGTACTGTTGATGGTAGAGGATCTAACGGAGCTCTTCATGGATTAACAAAGTTCAGTATGGAAGATGCTCCAGCTAACTCTTTTTTCTTAGAGTATGTTGCTAGGCCCCAAACAGCTGAAATGTTTTTTGAAGACGTACTAATGGCTTGTATTTTTTATGGCATGCCAATATTAGCAGAGAATAACAAGCCTCGCCTTCTCTATTATATGAAAAGAAGAGGATATAGAGGATTTAGCATGAACAGACCCGATAAGGTTTGGAACAAGCTGTCTATTGCAGAGAAAGAAGTAGGTGGAATACCTAACTCTAGTGAAGACATAAAACAAGCTCACGCTGCTGCAATAGAAATGTATATAAATGATCACGTTGGTCATTTAGGTAATGGCAACTATGGTAACACTTATTTTAGTGAAACATTAAATGATTGGGCTAAGTTTGATATAAACAAAAGAACAAAGTTTGATGCTGCCATAAGCTCAGGCTTAGCTATAATGGGTTGTAATAGGCATTTATATGCGCCTGTTTCTAGTCGCGTTAAGCCAAAGTTAAATTTAAGTATATCTAAGTATAAACAAGATGGTTATTCATCGACAATAATTAAAAAGTAAGTATGGCTGAGTCAGTTATAAAAAAAAGTTTTCCAAGTCAAGTAGTTAGTGATCTAGAAAAAGCAAGTTCAGAATACGGTTTAAAAGTAGCTAGAGCTATAGAAAGCGAATGGTTTTCTAAAGACAGAGGAAGTGGCAATGGAAGACACTTAGGTCAAAAAAATGATTTTCACAGCTTAAGACTATATGCTAGAGGAGAGCAGTCTATACAGAAATATAAAGATGAGTTATCTATAAACGGTGATTTAAGTTATTTAAACCTTGACTGGAAGCCTGTTCCAATTATACCTAAGTTTGTAGACATTGTAGTAAATGGAATATCTGAAAGAACTTACGATATAAAAGCCTACTCTCAAGATCCTTACGGAGTAGAAAAGAGAACTAAGTACATGGAGTCTATTTTAGCGGACATGCGTAGTAAAGAGATAAACGATTTTGCTAAAGAGAATTTTGATATAAATTTATACAACAACGATCCAAAGACTTTGCCAACATCAGAAGAAGAGCTAACTCTTCACATGCAGCTGTCTTACAAGCAAGCTGTAGAGCTAGCTGAAGAGCAGGCTCTCAACGTGCTGTTTGAAGGAAATAGATATGAGTTGATTAAAAAAAGATTTTACTATGACTTAACAGTACTAGGTATCGGCGCTGTTAAAACAGGATTTAACACTTCAGAAGGAGCAACTATAGATTACGTTGACCCAGCTAACTTAGTTTACTCACATACTGAGTCTCCTTACTTTGAAGATATATACTACGTTGGTGAGGTAAAAACAATTCCAATAAACGAACTAGTAAAACAATTTCCTAGTATTAGCGTAGATGAGCTGGAATATATAAATAAAAATAGCAACTACAGCGCAGGAAATTACAACTCGCAAGGTAGCTTTGATAGTAATCAAGTTCAAGTTTTGTATTTTAATTACAAGACTTTCATGAACGAAACCTACAAGGTTAAAGAAACTGGAACTGGAGCTAGCAAGTCTATACTTAAGGATGATATGTTTAATCCTCCAGATAATTTAGACGGTAACTTTATCAAGCTACAACGACAAATAGAAACCATATACGAAGGTGCTTTAATATTAGGATCAGATAAGCTTATTAAGTGGGAGATGTCTAAAAACATGATTAGGCCTAAAAGCGATTTTACTAAAGTTAAAATGAACTACAACATAGTAGCACCTAGAATGTACAAAGGTAAGATAGAGTCTTTAGTAAAGCGTATCACTGGTTTTGCAGATATGATTCAGCTTACTCATCTGAAACTACAACAAGTAATGTCTAGGCTAGTACCAGACGGTGTTTATCTTGACGCAGATGGATTAGCGGAAATAGACCTAGGAAATGGAACAAACTACTCTCCACAAGAAGCTTTAAATATGTTTTTCCAAACAGGTTCTGTTATTGGTAGATCAATGAACGAGCTTGGAGAGGGTAATCCTGGTAGAGTTCCAATACAAGAAATATCAAGTGGATCTGGAGGTCAAAAAATGCAAAGCCTAATAGGCACCTATAATTATTATCTACAAATGATTAGAGACGTAACTGGCTTGAACGAAGCTAGAGATGGTTCTACTCCAGATAAAAATGCGCTTGTTGGTATACAAAAACTGGCCGCAGCAAACTCTAATACAGCTACAAGACATATACTACAGTCTGGATTGTTTTTAACTTCTGAAGTTGCAGAGTGTTTATCGCTAAGAATTTCAGATATAATAGAATACTCTCCAACTAAAGATGCTTTTATTCAAGCTATTGGAGCGCACAACGTAGCAACTCTTGAGGAAATGTCTAATCTACACTTATACGACTTTGGTATATTCATAGAGCTTACGCCAGATGACGAAGAAAAACAACTGTTAGAAAACAACATACAAGTAGCATTGCAACAAAAACAAATAAACTTAGAAGATGCTATCGACTTACGTGAGATTAAAAACATTAAGCTTGCTAATCAGTTGCTTAAGATAAGAAGAAAACAAAAACAAAAAGAAGATCAAGTTATAGCTCAGCAAAATATTCAGTCTCAATCAGAGGCAAATACTAAAACTCAGCAAGCTGCCGCTCAAAGTGAAATGCAAAAAAACCAACAAAAAGCGCAGATCGATATGCAGCTAGAGCAAACAAAAGCGCAGTTTAAGATTCAAGCCATGAAACAAGAGGCTGCTTTGAAGAAAGAGTTAATGCAGTTTGAGTTTGAAATAAATTCTAAGCTACAACAATCCCAGAAAGACCAGCTTAGCAGTAGTGAAAAACAAAAAGAAGATCGCAAGGACGAAAGAACAAGAATTCAAGCGTCTCAACAATCAGAGCTAATAGAACAAAGAAAGAGTGGAAATGCACCTAAAAAGTTCGAGTCATCAGGTAATGATATACTTGATGGTAATCTTGGTTTAAGTAGTTTTTAGACCAAACAATTATTAATTTATATTTTATATTATGGAAGAAAAAGAAAACGTAACTGAAGAAGTAACACAAGAAACTCAAGAGCAGACTCCTCAAGTAGACGAGTCAAAGTTTGAGTCAGCAGGAAATGACTCTATTATAAAAGTAGACTTAAGTGAGCCTGTAGAGACTATAGAGCCTGAGGAAAATACAAAGGCTGTTGAAGAAGTTGTTGAAGAACAATTTGAAGTATTACAAGAAATAACGCAGGAAGAAGTAGAAGAGTCTGTAGAGCAAGTTGTAGAGCAAGTTGAAGAAGCTGTTGCTGAAGCTGAAGCTACTGGAGAGCCTTTGCCTGAAAATATACAAAAGCTAGTTGACTTTATGGACGAGACTGGTGGAGACATTAACGACTACGCTAGATTAAATCAAGATTATAGCGAAATGAGTAACGTTAATGCTCTAGAAGAGTATTACAAGCTAACTAAACCTCATCTTGACTCTGAAGAAAGAGCTTTCTTAATGGAAGAAAACTTTTCTTTTGATGAAGAAATAGATGAAGAGAGAGAAGTTAGAAAAAAGAAAATCGCTTTGAAAGAGCAAGTTGCTGAAGCGAAAGCCTACTTAGACGGGCAAAAGTCTAAATATTACGAAGAGATCAAGGCTGGATCAAAGCTCACCGGAGAGCAGAAGAAAGCCGTAGATTTTTTCAACCGATACAACAAAGAATCGGAAGAGAATGAAAAGATAGCTAGTAACGCTAAGCTTAATTTTAATAAAAAAACCAATCAGGTTTTTAACGACAAGTTCAAAGGTTTTGAATATAACGTCGGAGAAAAAAAGTATAGATTTAACGTTAAGGAGGCTGATAAAGTAAGAGATACTCAAAGCGACATTAACAACTTTGTTAAAAAGTTTTTAAATGAAGAAGGTCAAATGTCAGACGCTAAAGGTTATCACAAAGCTTTATATTCAGCAATGAACTCTGATGCTGTTGCAAAACATTTTTATGAACAAGGAAAAACCGACGCATTAAAAGACAGTGTTGCTAAAAGCAAAAATGTTGACATGCAGCCGAGGCAAGCTCACAAAGAGTTTGATGCTGGGGGTATGAAGTTTAAGGTACTTGGTAATGACTCTTCTGATTTTAAGTTTAAAATTAAAAACAAAAAATAATTTAACAATTTAAAACAAATTAATTATGGCAATTACAAGTGCAAGTCAGACTAGAGCTGCTGCTGTTCAGCAGACTTTATCTGACAATTATTTAGACATCCAAAACAATGGGTGGGCTCAACAATATCTTCCAGACCTAATGGAGAAAGAAGCTGAAGTGTTCGGTAAAAGAACAATTTCTGGTTTCTTAGCTCAAGTTGGTGCTGAAGAGGCAATGAGCGCAGACCAAGTTGTTTGGTCGGAACAAGGTAGATTACATTTATCTTACAAAGGTACTGTTGGTACTCACACTACTAGTACTATTCAGCTAGACACTGATATTGATGGTAATGATGTTGGTACTACTCATGGTGTTCGTGTTGGTGATACTGTATTGATTGCTTCTGCTGCTTTAACAGTAAGAGCATTCGTTAGTCAAATCAACTCTGATACTAATGGTGATCAAAACACAGGTGCTACAGACTTCATTACGGCTATTCCTTACGACGCTGAGCATTTAGATAACTCTGGATTTGGAACTAATGATCCTGTTACAATATTAGTCTACGGTTCTGAGCACTCTAAAGGTACTACGGGAAAAGTAGGAGCTAATGAGCCTTCTTTCACTTCTTTTACTAACAAGCCTATTATCATGAAAGATATGTACCAGGTTTCTGGATCTGATGCATCTCAAGTTGGTTGGGTTGAAGTTTCTGGTGAAGACGGACAAAACGGTTACATGTGGTATTTGAAAGCTGAAGGTGACACTAGATCACGTTTTGCTGATTACACTGAAATGGCGTTGGTTGAAGCAGAAAAAGCTGCTGATGCTTCTACTATCTTAGGTGGAGCAAACGGACTAGTTGGTACTGAAGGTTTATTCTCTGCTATTTCTAATAGAGGTCACCAAACTTCTGGTGTTACTGGTGTTAATGCTGCTACTGACTTAGCTGAATTTGATGCTATCTTAGCTGAATTTGACAAGAACGGTGCAATCGAAGAAAACATGTTATTCTTAAACAGAGCAACTAGCTTGGCTTTTGATGATATGTTAGCTTCTATGAATTCTTACGGTGCTGGTGGTACTTCTTACGGAGTATTTGACAACAACGAAGATATGGCATTGAACTTAGGATTCTCAGGATTTAGAAGAGGTTCTTATGACTTCTACAAGTCTGACTGGAAATATCTTAACGATTTATCTACACGTGGTGGTATCAACGAAAGAAACGCTACTGGTGCAATCCGTGGGGTTGTTATTCCTGCTGGTACTTCTTCTGTGTACGATGAGCAATTAGGTAAAAACCTAAAGCGTCCATTTTTACACGTTCGTTACAGAGCTTCTCAAACTGAATCTCGTAAGATGAAAACTTGGATCACTGGTTCTGTAGGAGCTGTTACATCTGACTTAGATGCAATGACTGTAAACTTTTTAACTGAAAGATGTTTAGTAGTTCAAGCTGCTAATAACTTCATGTTAATGAACTAGTATTAGATTACTTAAGAGGGTCGGGGCTATCGCCTCGATCCCTTTTTTTATTAATTATTATTATATTATATTATGGCTAAAAAGCAAACAACAAGCAAGGTTGAGGTAGAACAACCAGAGATGAAAGCTACAAATGAAATGAAGCAAGTGGTAATTGAAAAGCCACAGCTTAAAAAGAAAACTGGACCAGAAGGTGGTTGGGAAATAAAAGATAGGATATACCATCTAAAAGGAAAAACACCCTTGTCTTCTTTAATAAAAGGTAGCAACATATACTACTTTGACGAAGAGAAAGGATATGAGAGAGAGCTGAAGCATACTTCTAATCAAAAAACTTGTTTTGTAGATGAAATGCAAGGAGACCAAAGGTTAGAGCACATTATATTTAGAAACGGAAACTTAAGTGTTCCTAAAAATAAAGTTACTTTACAAAAGCTTCTATCTTTATACCATCCACTAAGAGATCTTATATACGAAGAGCACAGACCATCTGTTATAGCGGAAAACCAAGTTGATATGATCGAACTTGAATTAGCAGCTTTAAACGCGGCTGTAGATCTAGATATTGATATGGCTGAAGCAGTCATGAGAGTAGAGATTGGATCTAAGGTTACACAGATGAGTTCTAAGGAGTTAAAACGAGATTTACTAGTATATGCTAAGAGAAATCCAGGTTTGTTCTTAGACTTAGTAGAAGACGAGAACGTTATGCTAAGAAACTTTGGTATTAGAGCTACTGAAATGGGGATAATTAAATTGTCTTCAGATCAAAGAACATTTAAGTGGAGTACTAATGATAGAAAGTTATGTACAGTACCATTTGACGAGCACCCTTATTCAGCTTTAGCCGCTTGGTTTAAAACTGATGAAGGTATGGAGATATACTCCAACATAGAAAAGCGTTTTAACGCGTAATTAATCATTATAGTAGAGCAGCCACTCTTCGGGGGTGGTTGCTAAACTATAAAAAAAAAGACACAATGGCAGTTGATATAAATAAAGTTTATCAGAGAGTTTTAACTATAGCTAACAAAGAACAGAGAGGCTATATAACTCCACAGCAATTTAACATACTTGCCAATCAAGCTCAAATGGATTTGTTTGAGCAGTACTTCTATGACATAAATCAAGCTAATAGAGTCACTGGTAATTCTACTGAGTTCTCTGACCCTCTTCATATTCTTGAAGAAAAAATATCGTCGTTTAGAATTAACGAAACATTACTATTAGCTTCTACAGGTAAATTCGAAGACACTTTTGATTTAGATATTACTGGCTGGACAGCTGTCAGTGGAGCTAATGGAGCAGTTACGCACGTTGTACCTGCTATTGGAAACAACTTTGATGGTGGAATTAAAATTTTGCAAAGTGCAAACGGAGCAGGAATATCTGCGGAAAGCGCTACGTTTGTTTTAGTAGCTGGCGACAAGTACGTTGTTAAGTACAATTTAATAGATATGTCAGAGCCAGCTTCATATTCTATACTTGTAGAGGACGCATCTAGTAGCTCTCACCAATTTGTAGTAGATGAACCAGCCGTAGGATCTTTTGAGTTCACCTTCATAGCAGACACATCTGGAGTTCACAATATTGAAATTAAAAACTTAGACACCACAAACGGTAGTAAGTACATAACAATTGGAGATCTTTCTGTTACGCAGGTAGACAACACTACGCTACCAGCAAACTTGTATAGATTAGGTGAAATATTTTACAAAAGCCCTGGAGCAGCTTATCCAGCTACTGTAGTTGAAGTTAACTCTAATGAAATGACAACTTACAACTTATCTCCTTTAACAAGGCCAACAACATCTAATCCAGCTTACGTAAGATCTGGAGCAAGTTCTATAAAAATACATCCTACTACGCTTGAAACTGGATCAGCAGTTACTTGTAACTACATGAAAACACCAGCGACTGCAAGCTGGGGTTACAACGTAGTCTTAGGCGATGCTTTGTATAATTCAAATACCACAACTAATTTTGATCTTCACGAATCTGAAGAAGTAAACTTGGTTAATACAATACTTAAGCTAGTTGGAATAATGATTGAAGATCAATCAGTATACCAAGCTGCTGCAAACGAAGAGGTAAAAGATATTCAACAAGAAAAACAATAATAAATGGGACTAGTATCATCAACAGGATCAAATTACTATACTAATGAAACTTTAGGTAGCTATCAATTTACATCTTTACAAAATGTTATCGATCAGTTCATGATTGCTTACGTTGGTGAAGATAAGATTATAAGTAAAATAAAAAGACTAGACGTAGTGTTTCATGCTAAAAGAGCTTTACAAGAGTTTAGCTTTGACACTTTCAAGTGTACTAAGGCTTATGAGTTGGTAATTCCACCTACACTAGCTATACCTATTCCGCAAGACTACGTTAACTATACTAAGCTCTGTTGGACAGATGCTTCTGGTATTGAGCATGTATTATATCCAGCAAAAGATACTAGCAACCCGTCTAACATAGCTCAAGCTAATACAACTGGCGCCGCGCCTTATTACACTTTTAATTCTAGCGGAGATTTAGACTTAAACACAGAGTCAGACACTGCTGCCGCATACTTAGGATCTACTCCTTCTGAAAACAACAATAGTGATGACTTTGACTACGATGATGAGTTGTTTAATCCTAACGTTGGGCAAAGGTACGGGCTAAACCCCGCTCATGCTAATGTTAATGGATCTTTTTACATTGATGAGATAAGAGGCTTTATTAGATTTAGTTCTAATATTTCAGGTAAAACTGTGATACTAAAATACATAAGTGATAGCTTAGGTACAGATGCTGAAATGCAAGTTCATAAGTTTGCAGAAGAAGCTATGTACAAATATATAGCTCATGCAATTTTATCTACAAGAGCTAATACACCCGCAGGTTTAGTAGCTAGATTTAAAAAAGAAGCTTTTGCGGCTAAAAGAACTGCTAAGCTAAGGTTATCTAACATCAAGCTACAGGAGATAACGCAAACGTTGAGAGGCAAGTCGAAACAAATTAAACACTAGTAAATGGCAGAGTTCAAAAGAAATTTTCTCAAAGGTAAAATGAACAAAGACCTTGATGAGAGGTTAATTCCTGACGGAGAATATAGAGATGCTTTAAACATTGAGGTTTCTACTTCTGAAGGATCTAACGTAGGCTCTGCTCAAAACTTAAAAGGTAACATTATAGTTACTGACAATGAAAAGCTCCACCAAAGCGCTAATGAAATAGATCTTAGAGGTGGTTATATCAACTTTACAAGCACAGGTCAAGATCCGTTAGACTATGGGTTAGCATCTTTTACTAATATAACTAAAGATTCTATAACTTTCAAAAACACACTACAAGACTCGCCAGGTGGGCTTGTTAAGTGGCAAGTTCCAGGATTACTAATAGTAGGTAGGAGTTATAGTGTTTCTTTTGATGTGTCTGACGTAAATGTTAAGAATGTAGGAAGTGGATCTGGCGGCATGGGTCTAACATCAAGTTTTGGTAACGATTTAAGATTTGAGGTTTCCTCTGCTTCAGCTACGACCGGAGCGTCAGCGTCTATATCCGGCAGCTTTACGGCTCAAGGTACACAGCTAAACTTATTCTTTAGAATAAATTCATCTGGTACTATTTCTAATTTTTCATTAATTGAGCAGTTTGTTCAAAATCAAAACAGCTTTAACGAAAAGTTTTCTCATGCAGATGCTACTACGGTGGGAGCTTATACTGACGAGTCTACTGGTAAAATATATAACTTTGTAGCTAACGCTAGTTCACTGAGTCAAGACGGAACCTTTGGGGCTTTTACTAGATCTACCGGAGTTAAGTCTGATGTAATAACCGAGTATACTCCGAGCAAATCTACAGATTCAGGAACTACTCTGCCTATACTATCAGATGTGTACAACGTTAGAAGAGCGCCTGCAGTAGAACAAACTGAGGTAAGCAAAATAACAAATCTTCCAACAGAGCTAATAAATCCTACCTCAGTTAGTTTAGGTAGAAAAGCATCTAGCATTAGAAAAGGAATGAGAGTTCAGTTGCTAGATCCTAGTGGCGTTGACTTGTACGGACCTAATAATAATATTTTTGTTACTAAAGTAGAAAATATATCATCTACCATCGTGGGTGATTCCACCACAGGAAGCTACGTTGGAATAGTAACTACTACTCCAGCCCCAGTGTTGATGAGTCAAACTTTAATAGACACGGGATGCGTTTATAGTTTCTCCTCAAAAAGAATACTAAACTTTTCTACCGGAAGTTCAGAAAAAGAAAATGGAGTAGAATTTACTAGCACTCCTAAGCAAACTAACATAACTGCTATAAACTTAGTAGAAGATAATTTATTTTTTACTGACAGCAGAAATGAACCTAAAAAAATAGCGTTAGATAAATTTAGAAGCAACGATAACTCTATATACTCTCACTCTATATTTTCTTACAAAAACAAGTCTGACGGAAATACTATAGAAGGTTTTTTAAAAGAAGAATATATAACTGTCATTAAACAAAGTCCTAAAATAGAACCTAAAGTATCTGCTATACTTTTTAAAAGACCAGGAGGAACTGTTATTGATACTGACGGCGGTGGTGCTGATAGTGGATTAAATCCTGGGCATTTTACTACAGACACAATATCAGCGTATGCTCAACGAAAGGTTGGTGGAGGAGCAGGAGAAAACTTTGACATAAATGATGTTACGGTTGGAGGAGAGTTTATTATAATAGCAGTTAACCAAGATAACGGCGACGTTGTTAAGCCTAACTTTTTAGTTGGAGACATAGTAATTTTAGTTAATGTAGGTGGATCTGATAGCTTCACTGGTATAATTACCACAATAGGCTCTGGGACTGATAACATAACGTTCAACGTGTTTACCCTGCAAGTTCTCGACATAAGCCAAGCAGGAGATGAAGAAGCAGGTGCTAGCTTAGCTGGAATATGGACTCTTTCTTTAAAACAAAAAGACTCTTTGTTTCCTAGAAAGTTTGTTAGTTTTGCATACAGATACAAATACGTAAGCAAACAGTATTCTGCTATATCTCCTTATTCTAAAACTGTGTTTACACCTGGATATTATTCTTATAGCTCCAACGAAGGCTTTAACCTAGGTATGCAGAACTTAATAAAAGGCATAGAAGTTAGTGACTTTATACCAATCAATATTCCTTTAGATGTAGTTGAAGTTGAGCTTTTGTTTAAAGATAACAACTCTAGTAAGCTTACTTCTATTAAGTCGATACAAAGAGATGAAAGTTGGGGAACTAGCACTGGCTTTGAAACGGTTGATGCTAAGCCTTTTGGAGAATCTATACCTGAAGATCAACTATTAAGGTCTTGGGACAACGTTCCTGTTAGAGCTACCGCACAAGAATTTTCTTCATCTAGGTTGATGTATGGAAACTATGTAGAAAACTATGACTTAAAAGATAGCAATGGAAAATTTGTTAAATCTAGAGTACAATACGGATCAGAAAAATATAATAAAAACTTAAGCATTACAGCAACTGTTCACAATGGCGTGAACGCTGAAAGAAATAGAGAAACAGCAACACAATCACAGGCAAACGCTAGCTTGCCACTGGTAGCTTACGGTAGTACGCAGCAGTTCTATCCTTACGCTTGGAATCAAGATAACAATCACAACAACAACCACACTTTGTTTTCTTTTTGCAACAACGCAAAACCTAGGATAAATAGAAACCCTGACAAGCAGCAGAAAGCTTCAGAAAGACTTAGGTATTGGTCTGGACACCAACTCTTGTTTGCCAATCAAGAAAATAACGACCCTGGAAATAACTGGAACGGATGGTCTTTTGTTGTTCCTGAGGAAATGACAGATGGTCAAGTAATTAGCTTTAGCGTTGCTTGTAGAGGATATTTCGCGAGTCCATTCACAAACGCTGCAGCCTCAGGCACGGATATTGATGATATAGGAGACTACTATAGAATGTCCAACACTGTTGCGGTAAAGATTAGGCTTCGAGAAATAGATGAATTTGGACAAGCGGTAGGCTTTAATTACGCTAACAGCTACAGTAACGCTGGTACTGGCAATAACATACCGAACGATCTAGTATCAGATAGTTCTACTGGCTTTGGGTGGACTGATAATGCCGTTGCTACTGCCGAATCCTCTTCGCATTTTTGGGGTTGGAGACCTAATGCACT